AATCATTTACGGGGTAGCCTACCCGTCAGAGATTGAGACAATGAAGTTGCAGGCACCAGCAGGCGATGGCATGTCTAGGAACAAAAACAAAAGGGCAGTCAATGTAGGTGTTGGTTTTTTCAGAACATTAGGTGGGGACATCGGTGTAAGGTATGACTACGAAGATGGTCAGACCGGGGAAAACTCCTACGAGATACAGTTCCGCACTCCCCAGAACAACATGGACACAGCCATTCCGCTGTTTACTGGCGAAAAGATTTTGCCATTACCGCACGGTAACTTTCGCTACTTCTCTTTATTTTACAAACAAACCAAACCACTTCCCGCGACAATACAGTACATGTCGCCACAAATTTTACCTAAAGGACAATAATGGGAGACTTCGCACAAGCTATATTTGGCGGCATAGAAGGCGGTGCTCAAATTGCAATGGGTCGCCAGCAAAGAGCATTAGCTGAACACAATGCCAAGATTGCAGAACTAGACGCACAGCAGGCAATGCAGGACGCAGAAACTCAAGCGTTTATTGAACTGCAAAAAGGTCGCATGATTGTTGGCGAACAAAGGGTTGGATTTGCGGCAGGAGGTGTCGTAACAACCACCGGCACACCTGCAGTTTTAGCCGCTCAGGAAGCCGCTATGGCTGCTCAAAGAGTTGGAAATGTTATGATGCAGGGTCAGGCTGAGGCGTCCCGTCTGCGACGTGGTGCTGACGCTATGAGGTTTCAGGGACGTAGTGCTCAACTTGCTTCCACTGTTGGAGGCTTGACATCAATGGGTAAAGGTATATATAAAACACAAAAGATTTTGGAGGATAAGTAATGCCTAAAATACCCACAAGCAAACCACAGGACGTTAGGGCCAAACCATCTGTCGGGGGCCAAGTAAACATTAACTCCCAAGATTCATTTTTTCGCAGCATTGCGTCTGCGTCAGCGGAGGCTGGTCAGTTAGTTGAGCAAGCCAGAGTTGAAAAGCAAAAAGCAATTGACGATAAAGAAGCAAACCAAGTTAAGATTTATCAAGATGAAAGGGCTGCGGAACTTGAGGCAAGGCTTAATGAAGCCGACATATCTGAGCATTCAGGAATCATAGACGATTTTGCAGCACAAAATAAAAAACTTAAGTTTGCTCCTGGCGTAAGCAAAACTGCTCGTGAATCCCTTCAGCAAAACAACGACCTGTGGACTCAGCAGCTTTATTCCAATAGCATGTCTTGGAGTGCCGAGAAGGCCGAAAAGGACAAGATGGCAACTGGCGAACAAGTTGTTGCTAATGCTATAAATGCTATGGACGTAGACGGTGCAATATTTGGAATTCGTTCATTAGGTCTTAGCCCAGAGTTGCGGCAAGCAAAAGTAAATGAGGCTTTAGCGGCAATAACTAAAAAGCAAGAAGACAATATTAAGGCAAACCGGATCGAAAGAAATGGAGTGATTAAAGAATCAATGGATGTTGCTTATGAAAAAGGGTTGTCGGAAAACTTAGATTTAATAAAAGCAGACGCTAGAAACAAAGGAGTCTGGAATGACGAGCTTGAGGCAAACTACCTTCAATATAAAAAAGGAGTAGAAAAAAAGAAACTTGATGAAGGGTCAAAGGAATTTGTTTCTGCAATTTCTTTGTTAATTTCTAAAACTCAAACCCTTGATCAAATTGAGTCTAACAAATCTCAAATAGAGGGTTATGTTAAAAGCGGAAACATAACTCGTGCTCAAGCAAACGCCGAACTTGAGTCTAATGAGGCAAAAAGAAGATCGTTAATAAGTGAAGAAACAACTAGGTTAAGAAGCGATTTAACTCTTTTGTCCAACTTCAAAACACAAGCTCAACAAGGTTTATTAGATGAGCCAGAACTAGAGCAATATAAAAGTATTTTTGGAGAAGACGCTTATCAAGCACTTGTTAACATTAATAAAGGGGAGACTGGGTCAAAGGGAACAGACTCAGAAGAATATGTAGATGCTCAAAAGCGATTAGAGGAATTTATTTCAGAAGGAAGTTTGTTGGGCTTTGTCCACTGGGACGCTGACAGAGAAGACTTAGAGGGCATTAATGATTTAATTACGGGCGAAGATTTTACTCAAAATGCAAAACTAAAACTAATGTCAACCTATTTAGCAGCTTTATATAAAGATGCAATTAAAGATGATATTTTGGTTTTTGCATCTGGAGGCGAAAGTGACGTTACTAAAGAATTTAAGGCAAAGGAAATTCACAGAGATTTTGCCAAACACATTGCAACCAAGTTGTTTGACAAGACCGCAGCTCCTCGTGCAATTATTGTTGATGGAGACAGTTTAAGCAAAGAGGAAACCATTGATGTTGCTAAAAGTGCCTCCGCAAAAACTTCTTTAATTAGTGCAGAAGATGCCTATGATTTACTTTCAAAGTTTTGGAAGGAAGAATCTCTTAAGGATATTACTGATAGTAACTACCAAGAAAAGGTTGATAAGTTTAATAAAGCTTTAGCGGAAAAAACTAGGAACTCTTCTACAAAAATAATACAAAATAAATTTCTTGAGTACCGAGGCCAAATAAGCAAATTTTACCGTGAGCGATAGTTTAACATCTTTCATTGAACCAGAAAGCAAGCAACCTGCTCTTTCTGAAAGAGAATTGCTGGATCTTTACGAAAGCCCAGACTTATTTAAGTCTATAGTTGGCGGAGACGCATTTAACGCTATTGAAGAAATAGACCCAGATTATGTAAACAAGTTTATTGTTTCTAATTATTTATCTGAATCTCACAACATTGATAATGCACAGATATTAGAAAACTACGAATCATACGCAAAATCCATTGGGTATTCTGGGATTCCAGCAAACGATGCTAACGATATTGCTTCTGATATAAGAAGAACTCAAAGATTGTCCTTGCAGGAAGTTGAGCCAGTTACTTTTACAGAAGGAATATCTGGAGCAGCACAAAGGGGTGTTCAGAATTTGTCTCAAGTATATTCCTTAATGGGAATATCTGACCCCACCTATCAGTCTCTTATTGATGGAAAGCTTTCTGAGATTAATCAATTGGATAAGGTCTTGGAGTCTGAGTTAAATGTTAAAGTAAAAGAAAGAGCAAGAAGGCAACAAGAATCTGCTAGGCAATTTATTGCAGGAACATTGTTACTGAAATCAAATGAAATTAAAAACTTTATTGATGCTCAATCTAAAATAGAATCTGCCAAACTTTCCGAGGGTTACAAATCTTTTGTTGACAGTGGAAATATACCAACGTCCCCTAAAGCTTTTGGAGAATTTTTAGTTGGCTTTATGACCGAGCAATCGGTTCAACAAGCTCCTACGGCACTTAAAACAATGGCGTCTGGGCTTGCTGGGTCTCCAGCAGTTTTAGCTATGGTTTTTTCAGAATCATTTCATCAAGAACGTTCTTTTGAAATGATGCAGCACTTGAGGGAAGATGGCGTAAACTTTGACGATCAAGAGTCTTTAAATGCAGCATTATCTAATGATGAGTTAATGTCTGAGGCCATGCTCAGGGGCGTAAATAAAGCTTTTCCAATTGCAATTACGTCTGCACTTAGTGCGTACTTGCCAATAAAAGGCAAAACTGCATTGGGTAAGCTGGGTCGAGAAGTTGTAACCCAAGCTGGTTTAGACTCTATTGGAGAAGTTTTGGGTCAATCTTTTGCCACTGGAGAGGTGGACATGCGGGAAGTGATGTTGGAGGTTTTGGGTGGCACTACTCAAAGCGTTGCTGAGTTCAGCACAAAGATAGCAGTTAACGTAGCCAAAAGCCCAATTAATAGCATTCTTAAAAACGAGGATGGTTCGATTAAGTCTCGCAAGGAAGTGGTTGCCCTTTCAGAATACCTGCCCGACGACTTTGCAGAAGAAATATCCGAGGTAGATCCAGTTACTGGAAATTTAGTTGTTGAAGCAACCAGGGGTAATTCCGAAGCCTATGACAGTTTAGTTTCCATTATTAGATCAGTTGAAGAATCCGAGGTAGAGGTTTCTCCAGAGTTAAAGAAACTATCTGATGCTGTTAATGAACTTGAAAATATAAACATCGAAATCCAAACAGAATTTGAGTTTACAGAAGAAGATGTTCGAGATGCTAAGCTTAAAGAATTTAAGGAAAGAGAAATAGTTAAAGGGCGTCCAGCTCGCATTACCACTCAGGAAAAAATTGCCAACCTTAAGGAAAGACAAGAGCAGTCTCGCAGAAGAGCAAAAGATGCTGCCAACGAAAGATTTTCTAAAATGGAAAGTCGCTACAAAGAAAAGGTAGCAAAACTTCAAGAGGAGGCCAAAGAAGCAAAGGAAAAGGATAAACAAAAATGGGTCGATGAGAGGGCTGATGTTAAAGAACTTTCTAAGCAGATTCAAGAATTTATTAATGTTTTACCTCCGGACAGTAGGGGTAAGGTCACTTTTGCTCGCAAAATGTCAAAAGCTACAACTGTAGACTCACGTCTTAAAGTTTTGCAAGGAGTAGTAGACAGAGTAAATAGTTTAATAGACCAAGACTTTGTCAAAGGTAGAAAAACTCTTTTGCGTACAGTTGTTAAAAAAGCTACTAAAGGCGACGCTAAGGCTGTCTCCAAAAGACTCGGGCCTAACGCGGAAATTGTACAAAAGATTGACCGCATAATGAAAGGCAGTGCGGAAGAAAATGAAGCAGCAATGCTTGAGGAGCTATCCCAGCTTCCAGAAGACAGCGAAGAAGGAAAGGTTGTTTCTACTCTTTACGATGCGTTTTCTAACATTAATACTAAAGAACCCAAGCAGCTTAATGCGTCTATAGCATTGGTTGAAGAAATAATTAAATACGGAAAGGATTGGAGAAATCAGTTTCAGGAAAAGAAATTAGCAGAACTAAGAAAACTAAGGGGCGACTTTTTTGAAGAAATAGATGTAGTAGATCCTACTAAAGAAGAAAAGGCATTGCCAGAGGTTGAGACTAAACTTTCAATATATAAACCTTTTATTCCAAACGAAGAAGGAGGTAATTTAAAACCTTCAACGTGGGAGTCTTTAGCTCAAAAAGGGTACAAGCCTAGTGATTCTGAAGGAACCCAAATCCCGACCACTAAAGGAACATATGAAAAGATTTCAAAAGTAATTAATAAAAACGAAAAGGTTTTAGATTTTTCTTCTGGACTTGGGCATGGGACAAAAGCAATTGCTGATGATGGACACAGCGTTGACAGTTATGAGCCTTTTTATCAGTCAGACAAGGGGGTAGTTGAGCCTACGTTTAAGGACTCCAGTTCTATTCCATCTGATTCTTATGATGTAGTTATTAATAATGCTGTTTTAAATGTTGTCCCAGAGGCTACTCGTATTGAGATTTTACAAGAAATTTATCGAGTCTTAAAACCAGGGGGACGGGCATATATTAATTTAATGGGCTGGGGAAATATCAAGTCTCGTCTTGACAATCCCAAAACAAAACTAGTTGGTCCTAGAGAAGTTATTACCAGTAAAGGTACGTTTCAAAAAGGATATACTCAAAACGAATTTAAAGGTTTTGTTGACTCTGTATTGCCCGAGGCACAGTTAAGCAAGAATAAGTTTGGCGATGTTAAAATAGTCATAAACAAACCTATCAAACCTAGTAAAAAAGTTGCTCGCAAAAAAGCTGAAAGAAGAAGAGACTATTTTTTTAGAGAAAAAGCAGAAAAACTTGTATCTGACTTTCAAGAAGGCCCAACAAAAGGCCCAGAAGAACTAACAGACTTACAGAAAGAACTAGTAAAAAAAGTTTCAGAAAAAGGACACAAATTAAATTTTTCCAAGAACGACGGAAAGCTAAAGGGCGAAAAAGTATCACTTGGTGGAATTGCTTCTACTACTGTAGTAAACGATCCTGATACTGGTTTTGGCCGACAGGAAACGGTATTAACAATAGCTGATGGGCAAGATGATCTTAGGCAAGTTCATATAGTTGGACATGAATTGATTCACGCTCAATTAAAAAAGATGCCTCAAGAACTGAGGCTTCAAGCACTTGAGTTTGTTGATTTTTTTGTTAAAGACAAAAAGTTTATTAAATCGGTTAGAGACAATTGGAATTTTGGGAAAGCAGGATACCAATCAAATTTAAAAGCATTTGAGGAAATACTTGCTGAACAGGGCGGTCGCGTTTTAACTAGGAGGCAGCAAGAACTGGGTGGAGCTTTTAACAAAGTAAAAGATTTTTTGTTTGAAGCAATTTCAATAATATTAGATCTTGCTGAGTTTTCATATAAAGGTAAAAATTTTACCAAACTAGACGCTTTAGCTACTGCTATTATAGATGAAGACAGTGTTACTATTAAAACACTTTTAGAGAAACAACAGAAAGAGGCTTCTGTTCAGCTTTACAGCAAGGCTCGTTCAGAAAAATTTCCTATTAAACCAGAGCCACTTCGAGATATTGAATCTGAAGAAGAAAGCACTCAGTTTTTTATTTTCAAGGAAAAAGGAAAGCGGAAGCCAGATGTCTTACTATCAAAGCAAGATCTTGAAACTAAGCGAAATCTTGCAGGTGTTTTTGGCGAATGGCTAGAGGGTGCAGACTGGTACATATCTACTCTTGACGGTATAGAACAATTAATTGAAAACTTAATTCGCGTTCCTGGAACTCAATACGCTGGCAAGCTTCACGATCAAATTACAAAACCAGCATTTAAAGCTTCCGAAAAGTTTCTCACAAAGCAACGCACAACGAGAGAAGCTGCCTTTGATTCATTCAACAAGGTTTTAAAAGACCAAGGTTTAAATCCTGAACAAATTAAAGACTTGTTTATGGGTTTAAGAAAGCCGCCAAACTTTAAAAAGGGCGACAGCACTGGGGTTTACTTTGAGTCACAGTCTGGGTATGGAGTTAAGGAACAGCCCATTACTAAAGACCAAGGTATTCAACTTTGGATGTGGAGACAAGATAAAACTCTTCAAGGGTCTTTTGACACTATGCAGTGGACAGACGATGTTGACGCCCAGCTTAATTCTTACATTGGCGAAGAAGGCATTGCTTTAGGCAAATACATGATGTCGGTTTACAAAAAACTGGGCGTCGAAATGAACGATGTTTTGTTTGAGGTTGAAGGATGGAAGTTGCCAATTATAAAAAACTATTCTCCAGTTTCTAAGCATGCAAAAAATGCCGTGCTTGATATTGAAGAAGCAATGAAGGATGGCATTGTTAAGAGCACCGCAAAGAATAATTCCATGAAGTTGCGTGTTGACGAAAAAGCCGCCCTTGATGCAACCCGTGGAGCTTTAGAAGTTTTTGATAAGCACATTTCGGAAATGAATCATTATATTACTCATGGGGAGGTTGCAGCCCGCATGGAGAATTTGTTTAAAGATGATCGTGTTAAAAGAGCAATAATTCAAATTTATGGGCCACAAAGAGTAAGGCTTATGAAACACATGATCGACAATTTTACCCGAGGTGGAATTGATTATGGCCGAATTGACCCATTTGTTAGTAAATTAATTAGAAACGTAGCGGTTGGTAAACTAGCCATAAACTTCCCATCAGCAGTAAAGCAATTGGGTTCTGTCCCGGCATACGCAAATGCTATGCCTGCTAAAGAATGGAGTGCAGGGTTTCTTTCGTTTTTTAAAAATGCTAGTAGTAACATTAAGATTCTTTTAGAAACTGATTACATTAAAAACCGTATAACAACAACCGGTGACCGCGACCTGCGATCTATAGCCGAAAGCAAATCATTTCAACAGGCGGCAATGGGTGTTAAGAACTGGAGAGATCGTTTAATGATCTTAACTAGACTTGGTGACGTTGGAGCTATTATGGCTGGAGGTTGGCCCATATATAAAAAGACTTATGATGAAGCTATTGCCGCTGGGAAGTCAATAGAAGAGGCCAAAGAAATGGCAGAGTTTGAATTTGGTTTTGTTTCTGATCGGTCACAACAATCTAGTAAGCCTCAAAATCTTTCTTATTTTCAATCAATTGGATCGTTTGCAAAGTTGTTTACTATGTTTATGACCTCGCCTATTCAGTACCAAAGAATTGTTAATTCGGCAATAAGGTCATGGCGGAAAGGAAGAGTAGACCTTCCGACAGCAATGAAAACAGTTGCAATTTATCATATTATACTGCCTCAAATTTTTACAGCTATGGGGTCAATGGGGCTGGGTTTGTTTTCTGACGATGAAGAAAAGCAAGAAGCGTGGCTGCGTAGACAAGGGTTTGCGGCTGTTTTAGGTAATTTAAACGCATTCTTTTTAGCTGGTGACGCTTTGGAAGCCTTGCTTGGATCAATTATTAAAGATGAACAATTTTACGATTTGTCTAACCCTGTAATTTCTGAGCTTTCAAGCATTGTTAAGTCTGCCGCAAATATAGATGAAGAAGGCAACTTGTCTGATTTGGTTGGGTCTATGTTGCTATTGCTTGGTGGAATCCCCTACGACACTATTTCCAGGGAGTTCGAGGCCAAGTATGAGCTACTGCAAGGAGATGACGTATATCAAAACATATGGGGCATATCTGATTATGCAGCTTTTGAAACCCAGAAGAAAAAGAAGAAAAAGAAAAGCACTAGTTCCTACTACTTCGATTAATTTTTTACTTGACAATCACAGGGCAATGTGGTATAATACGCAGCATTCCCCATAACAACAAACACTAATTATGGCACAAACAATAGGATCACCAGCAGAAGTTTACAAAACTGTAAGCCCTCACGACACGAATAGGGTATTTACTGATGCTAAGTTTCAATGGATTTACGTGGGAGGTACGGCTGGAAACGTCGTAGTCAGCCCAGGTGGTGGACAGACAAATGTCACTATCCCCGTTGCAGCTAACAGCTACCACCCAGTACAAGGCACCCACATCCTGTCAACAGGAACCACGGCTACTCCAATTATCGCAGCTAAATTATAATGGCTATTCTGGTAAAAGTTAATGCTTGGGTCAATAGTGTTATCATTGACACTGGAATTGGAGCTTTAGCAGCTACTGACTTTTTGTTTGAGGATGAGGTTGCGTATGAGTTTGAGGACTCGGTGCAATTTGAATTTGAGGACGCATAACTTTAACTAACATTTACAATGGCAAAACTATCATCAAGATCCCAGACAGGCACCGTAACATCGGCTAGCAACATTCACGTAGTAAACGATCCGGTAGGGACTCCGGTATCTAGCAAAGAAACCTTTGACAGTGTTGTCATGTCAGGTGCGTTAAACCCACTAGATACGGGACTAACGGCAGGAACAACCCAGACACAAGCAGGTGGCCTAGCCCTTACTGCGGCAATCAACGATGTTACTACGGTAGCCAATACCAACGATGCGGTAACGCTTATAACGGCAGTAGCTCAAGTTAAGCAAATCGTTTACAACAACGGTGCAAATGTGCTGCAAGTGTTCCCAGCGGCATCAGACAATCTTGGAGAAGGCGTTGATGCCAGCACAACCATTGATCCTGGCGAGTTCGGAGTGTTTACCGCTAAGGATGCCACGAACTGGATCAGCGTTATATCTACGCCAAGCAGTGCTGTATCTATACACTCATCCACTCCGGTAACTCTTACACGCGCTCAGGTGAGCAACGGTCACACCAACTATGTTACCGTTGCGGCAACACTTAATATGCCAGCAGCAGACACCGAGACCAATTTCAACGTAAAGACCGTTGGAGCAGTGGCTGTTACGCTAAACCCAGACGATAACGATCTTATTGTGCTGGATGGTACAGCGGGAAGTGACGGAGTTGATATTGATAATCTTTCGACAGCCGGAGATGTGGCGACAGTCCAGTATTATAATGCCACTGGAGTTAATCGTGTTTGTTAAAAGAAAGTAGTGAATAAATTCAGCATAGGAGGCTTAAAAGTCAAAGCAGCGTATTCTGATGTAGAGCCTACATACGATAATACGGGTTATCGGGTTGGCAGTTTAACGGACATGACGCCTGCGGCGGCGTTGGCCGCTGACGGGACGACAATATCGGGGAAGAGAATCACTGGTTCGCTGGATTTCAAGGTAAATGGTGGGTATAGCCCACTGGGGAAAACGTACACGTTTGTTGATTGCGAAATTCAAGGCGAGGTGGGGGTTAATACTGGACTGAATTCTGGCTCCGGTCAGGGCAACATTACAGCGGATGTGGACATGATTACTATTAACATGAGCCATTGCCGCGTAACCAGTGGATTAAGCACTACGGCTGGGTTTAAGGGGACTATCAGCTACTCCTCGTTTGGCAACAAGTGCCGATGGGGAGTTAATGACACATACAACCCAGGCTCGGCGGCGGCAGGCGGCACCTTCCATAGAATTGAACATTGCTACCTGTACGCCCCTTACCAAGCCGCGCCTTCTCACTATGAGGTAGTGCAAAGCTTTACAAAGATTGATGGTTTAGATATATACAACTGTACGTTTGAGCAAGGTTCCGGATCGCTATCCGGCTCGGGCGTCACGGCTATTTGCAATTTGGCAGTTGCTCCAGACAATGTTTTTGACCGCTGTTTTTTCCTGTGGGAAGACGGGGAGGTTCCCGCATACTACGCGCTATACGCTGCTGGGAGCGGAACATTTCAAAACTGCTTTATTGAACCGGGAGCTTCCTTCTTATATCCGGGCAGCGGCTGTACTTTTACTAACTGCCGAAACTACGACACAAATGCTTTGCTGACTTTGCCTTAAGCAGCGCAACTTTAGTAACGATACCAATAACAATACATAATTATGGCTGACGTAACATCACAAGGAGTTTTAAGCGCAGTTGCTAGGAAGAGCGTGGCAGCGGCAGCGGCAGGCATCGTTATAGAGGAATATGCGGTTGCTGGTAGCACATCGTCGGTCAACAGCGCATCCGTCACCCTGCCTACTACGATAAATAGCGGCGATTTGCTTGTGATGCAGTTTTATGGGCAGGGTACGGGAACTGTCACCACTCCTGCGGGCTGGACAAACGAGGGAGGCAGAATAACTGATGGCTCGGGAATCGGTTATATATTCTGGAAAGAGGCATCGGGGAGCGAGGGTAGCAGCGTTACTGTCAGTAAGAGTAGTTATGCGCCGTGGAGTTCGTCTGTCGCTAGAATAACGGGGGCCGATAATGCAAATCCGTTTGACGTGGCTACAACGACAAATGCGGGGGCAAGCTCTACGCAGAATTTGCCAGCAATTACGTCGGTCACGGACAATTGCCTAATCCTTAGAGCCAGTGGTGTTTATTCTACTGATAGCGTTGGAACGGCACCGTCGGGATACACCAATGGGGGCTTGTCCACTGCGGGAACCCCAAGAACCGTATTTACCAGCAAAATACTGGAAACAGCAGGAACGGAAGCGGTTTACAATTTTGGATATGGAGGCTATAACTCCTTTGTCAACTTCTCCATGGCGATTAAACCAGATCCGGTTTATCTAGTTGAGGAGGGTTTTGAAGGCACTGGAATACCTTCTGGATGGAGCACTTTTTCAGGAACTCCTGACTACGACAATACAACAAGCCCTCCAGAGGGGTTAAAGGCTTTAATGTGTGATGAAAAATCCGATCAAGCTAGAGTTGATTTCACTGGTGGTACGGATATTTGGGCGTATTGCATCTACAGGAAAAACATTCAGAAAGTCCACCCTGTTGTTACCCAGTTCATGCTTAGAGACTCTAGCGGAACCGAGCTGTGCGGCTTGCAAACGTATAATGATGAGATTTTTCTCTATGCGGGAGGAAGCAAAACTTCAAGATCTCTTTGGAGAACTGGATGGGAGAATGTAGATGTTCACGTCTGGCTGCACTACGTATCTAGCGGCACCTGTGAGCTGTATGTGTCAAGTGATGGGGTGAAGCCAACGTCTGACTCTACTTCCGCTACTTATCTAACAAAAACAGGATCTGCTGGAACCGCCTCAAAACTTTCCTGCGAAGGATCACAAACAGGCACATCTGCCTACAAGGACTGGTATGACCGTGTTTTGGTCTTAGACTCCGAAATAGGAGACAACCCATAAGGAGTATGCCAGCACCAACCTTAATAGAATCCTACGGACCTAATGGCACTCATTGGCCCAGTCAGACGACAACGCCGTTCATAAGTACCATATTGTAAACCATGAAAGAACAGATTAAATCTTCATCAGGGGCGAGCTTTAGGTCTTCACCTAACGGTGATTTACTGACACGCGAATACGCCTTAAATTTCGACAAGTGAAAGACATGATAGAAAGATCAGTAATAGGTGTGCTAGGTTCGGGAGCAGGTCTAGCCCTAGCAGGAACAGACCAAGTGCTATCTGTAGTAGCGTCGGCGTTTACTGTGATCTTTATGAGTCTTTCTATTTTTAAAATAATAAAGGAGATTGGTAGAAAAAAATGACATCAGAGTTAGTGGCAATGCTTGGAGGTGGGGTTACGGGATTTGTAATGAAACTTATCTCAGCACAAATGAATATCCAAGCAAATGCTATTGATGCAATGATTAAGAAACAAGGAGTATCAGATGATTCAGCAGATAGAGCAGCAAAAAGAACAGGAGATGGAGGAGTGTGGATTAGACGTTTTATTGCAATCTGTATACTTTTCTCAGTCGTGTTTGCTCCCTTCGTGATGGCGTTCTTTGATGTACCAGTAACGGTAGAGGCAAACAAGATAGGGATATTTAAATTTTTAGGAATAGGAGTAGATAAATGGAAAAACTTAGAGGGGTTTGTGTTGTTGCCAGAAGTTCGGCAAGGGATGCTGGCTCTACTAGGTTTCTACTTCGGAAGCTCACAAGTTAAATAGGAGGTATAGATATGTACGGAAAAAGAAAATCATCTGGTAGCTACGGCAAAGGCAAAGGCAGAAAGAAATAGAACGTGGCAAAAAGTCCTAAAGCATCAATGAGTTGTGGGCAGGTGAAGAAAAGCACCCGTCCAGGTAAGAAGATAATGAAGCTCTACTGCATCGACGGCAAGAAGAAGCTAGTCCATGCTGGAGCTACTGGCTACGGGCACAACTATTCTGCTGCTGCTCGTAAGTCTTTTAGGGCTAGGCACAAATGTAGCACGGCAAAACCAGGAACAGCAAAGCATTTAGCCTGTACCGAGTTATGGGCAGGCAAGGGTGGCAGGACTAAAAGTTCACCAAAAGGTAGAAAAGCAAAGAAATGAGTGTAGTATCAGAATTGTACAAAGTTACAGTTGTTGGCGATGGATCGACTCCCTCCATTGCATTCAATCGAAAAGTGTTTAACTCAACTGACATCAAGGGAGTTAAGTATGACACTACTACCTTGGCCGAAACCGCATTGGTCAATGGTTCAGATTTTACGGTCAGTGGTGCTGGCAATGAATCTACGGGCGTTACCATTACACCATCCTCCTCAATACCTTCGGGAACTAACTGGGTAATGTACTCAGACCAAGGGTCCACACAGACTACAGACCTACAATCCCAGGGGCCTTTCCCTGCGAATACCATTGAGTACATGTCAGACAAGCTTGCCATTGCTATACAGGAAGTTAATGGTAAGGTGGATCGTGCTTTACTTGCTTCTTTGTCTAGCGGAAGCGACCTAAACCTGCCATCTGCAACTAATGCGTATGTCTACATAGACAACAATGGGGACTATACAACCATTGATGCCTCTCAGGTTGGCGGGACAAAGACTATCAACACCCAGACTGGAACCGCATACACACTTGCTTTGTTAGACAGCGGTGCTATTGTTGAAATGAACAACGCATCTGCTAACACAGTTACGGTGCCGCCCAACTCGTCTGTGGCATTTGACGTCGGAACAAGCATAGATATACAGCAATACGGAGCTGGAGCAACTAGCTTAGTCGCGGGCTCGGGTGTAACCATAAGGGGTAATTTGAATGTTAGTGCCCAATATGAAGGTTTGACCATTTACAAGCGAGCCACTGATGAGTGGGTTGCCATTGGAGGTTCTGCATAATGTCTTTGTCCAGGCTAATCGTTGGTAGAAGACAGTCAGCATTGCCGAGTCCGGTTAAGACAGTCAGGGTTCTCACTATGGGCGAATTTTTATATAATGCCTCGAACCAAATAGACTTTGACGTTCCTTCGGACGTTTATTACAAGAAAGAAGTGGGTACAGAGCTTTTTAATGATTATTACGACCAATTTTACAGTCATAGAAATGTACCACAATCATCGAGTGCTTTTGATTTATTTTCGCCCAGTCCAGAAACAAAAGTAGCAAGTCTTGATTTGACTGGGTTGGGAAACAATGTGGCAGCAGTGCTTTCTGACCATTTCACCGATGGCAATGGGTTGTTGTACTCGTTTTCCGATCCTATAGACGTGGATACAATGACAGGGGAAGACATGTATGTTTTGAACATGTTTTCTCAGGCTACTAAAATTCGATTTGAATGTCAGTTGATTCTTTCGCCCTACACTGTTTGGAGAGCTGCTGAAGAAGTAAACTACGGTGCCAAGTCTGGGTTGATAACAAGTGCTGACATGCTGGCAAACCCAAACTCTAAGATGGACATTGAATATTGGAACGGAGTGGCATGGATTTCGGCGAATGCGATTGGGATATCCACAGGCTATGGCAGAAGCACTGTCATGCTCCTGTATAATGCCACTGAGCTTGCACCCAATGCAATGGGTAAGGCGCAGAGAAATGTGACAATTTAAAAGGTAATCAATTATGAGCGATTACGTGACCGGAGCCAATCAGAGATTTTACTACACGTATCTCTAAAGGCTGGAGATTGGAAGGTCACAAACTAACAAATTAACTACTCGTTTTGGGCTTTTTAACTAGCAGTCTGCTAGCCCTCTCTTGTGCTGTTTTTTCTTTGTGGCATTCCTTGCATAACGCTTGGAAGCCATCAGCCTCACAGTACAGACGCTGGATTAGTTCGTTCCAATCGTACTCCAGTAGCTGTTTGTGCTGGAAGCCTTCGATAGGCACCACAGGATGAATATGATCAGCGGCCATTTGAGATTGTGGAAACAGATTGCCGCAACTCTCGCACTTATGGAGCTTGCACTTGCGGCCAGTTTTCGGGTTGATTCCGTCTTTGACATAGGCTCTCTTAATTGCTTCATACTTAACGGGCCACTGAGCTCGACGCAAGGCTGACATTATAAAGCTTCTCATGCGGGCTTCGGTCCACTGACCTGAGTTATGAGGCTTGGGTTTCCTCAAGATTTGAATCTCCGTCTTTTAAAAAGGGTTGCTGCTTCCTCTTCAGAGATTTCCAACAAGGGTCTTAGTTCTTTTTTAAACTGGTGTCCTGAGACATCTCCCACGAAATAGTCCAGACATAGGTTGTAAAGTTTGCCATAGCTTCCCCTGAGAGGCTTTAGCTCCTCCTCTATTACCGTGCGTATGGCGGCATTTAAGGCGTTCTGCTGTTTTCCCTCGGGGCTAGAGTGCAATACTTTGTCGCCCCCCATACCAAGGTATGAGTCTTGGCTTTTTACATAAAGTATTAGGCTCTCAAGGTCTTGGAAAGACTTGCCTTCCCGCTCGATATTCAATGGGTATTTTGACAATATTTTAGTGTTCATGGTTCAATTGAAGTTTAGAGTTCATATTGTTGATTTGGATTTTGAAAGGATTTAATTGTAGACGTTATGTCCGAGTGTGTCAATGCCCGATTGATCGTGAGTCCAGAAAGTTTAGTGATTCGGGACATGGCAACATACGCTAGTCCATGCCCCCATTCCGTTATAGGCTTATACCCTAGCTCCAGGTGGACACGCTCAAGGGTTAAGCCTTGACAGCTATGAATTGTCATTGCCCAGCCCAATCGAACAGGGTATTGCTTCATTGAGCCAACCTCCTCGCTCTCAATTTCCCCGTCCTCGGTCAGCTTTGTCTTGAACTTGGCTTCCTTTTCCTTGCTGATATAGACATACTCACTGTCCCTGTCACGCATAATGACCAGCCTCTGGTACTTGTCCATGCCCACAAAGGTTCCCGTGTCCCCATTGACAACGGACTGAACCTCGCCCCTAATCTTCTTGCGAATGTTCTTCTTTATGATGACGCGGCAACCTTCCTTCAGGGTAAGCGCTTCCTCCATTGTGTCCAGCCCCTTAGTGTCGCCCTTCCTGCTTGCTAGGAACGTGTACTCCTTGCTGCGTAAACGGGTCAGCTTTTGCTCGTTAATCTCAGTAGCCCTCTTGCGGTAGGGTGACAAAACTATGGCAGACGGGTGGGCGGTCCCAACACGCTTGTTAATCTCCCGCAAGTCCATGTCAGTCTGCTTCCCCACCTTAACCCGATCAAGTATGTTGGCCTCGATGGGGTTGGACTGCCTAAAAATGTGGTTCAGGTTGCAAACTTGCACCTCACTGCCAAAC